AACCAGCGCCTTTGGAGTGGCAAAAGATTTACGAACAAACGCATCTTCACCGTATCCACTAAACCCGCCGGGGAGTTCCTGTGTCTCTGGCCTTAACGAAGCTAGTCCAGTTTGGGCTGTCGTAGGGGTTGCAGCGGTGTAGTTCTCGGCTCTATTTGGGACGTAGCCGCTAGCGATTCCCGTAGGGCTTGTATACTGCCTTGTATTAGGTATCATCGCGCTGGGAGATACAAAATCAGTAGCTTGGTTGACTAACTGCTGCCTCTGTAACTCCGCAGCGGCAAGTGCTTGGGCCGCCTGATCTGGGACCTCATTCCCCATAGCGTTCTGTGTTGGCTGTGCGTAAAACCGTGTATCAGGAACTAATCCAGCCTGCGCAAAGCGCAAAGCACCCCCACGAGCTAGCCCTGCAATACCCCCTTTAGCCATATTACCAAAAGAGTCAGCCTCGCCGTACCCGCCAGAACCGTCATTCATGCTAAACCCGCCATCGCTACTGCCATCACTGTAATCACTATCATTACTATCAACATCTGTACCTTGCGCCATCTCACCAGACTGTATGGCTGCGGCAATGGCATTTATAGTATTAGTGTCGGTAGTGGCTTGGTTAAAAGCATCTTCAGCGCTCGTTTGTTGTACAGCAGGGTTTTCTGGATCGCCGATGTTGCCTATACCAAGAAAGTTTTTAACCGCTGTTAAATTTATTTGCCCTTGCATCTGTTGGGCGTCGAACTGCGCGTCCGTCATAGGCGCAGAAATACCCTCGCCACCTTGAGTTGGTTTAACGTCTGAGGGCGCTAGTTTTTTGGCACTTTCTTCTATCGTGCTGTCAATTACTTCAGGATATTCTCTAGTGTATTTGCCTGTCGCAGGGTCGTACTTTAAGCGGTACTTTTTGCCATCGTCGTCGGTCATCTCATCGCTGTACCCGACTTTACCGGCAGCAGGAGTAAGGCGCTTCCTAGCAGTGGGGGCTTCCCCGGGCATCTGAGTAACTGTCTCAACACCTGTAGGGTTTACAAAAGAACCTTCTTCACCAGCAAAGCCCATAATGCCGCCCCCAGCCGCGCCGTATACTTTTTCACCAGTTTTAACGTACTCGCCGTCGTACCAATTCCGTTCGCCACTGTTTCTAGCCTCCCCCTCTTTGGGCCCACTGTAATTGTCGCGGTACTCCATTTGTGATACAGACACAGGCTTACTCTTCTGTTCAGGCATGGGCGTAGCCGTTTGTAAAGCAAAAGGAGTACCAATTGCGTTAACTATTGCAGCAGTTTTACCCACCCCACCAACAGAGTCGATAAGTCCAAACGGATTAGACACCGCTGCCTTAGCGCCTTGTTGCAGCATTTGGCTTTTAGTTGCTTCTTTTACGGCTGCGTCTCTAGCCGCGTTAGCTACAGCACCGGCACCGGCTTTATTTTGAAGCGCAGCTTGGGTAGTAGCGTTAGCTGCGGCTTGACCGCCAATAGCGCCGGAGCCCATACTTGCCATACCACTACCCAACTCAGAGCCACCCCAAGCGCCAAACCCTGCCGCAATTCCTTCAGACAAGCTACCACTTGTTACCGCTTTTAGGCCACCAACCGCCATACTTGCTTGTAGTGTTGTTAATCCAAACCCTGCTGGGCCTAGCGCAAAACCAGCAATGGCTGGAAGAATATCAGACAGGAACCCAGCCTCGGGTAAACCCGTAGTAGGGTTGGTACTTAGAGAACCCCCGTGCGCCATAGCAATAGCTTGCAAACCCTGAATTTCACCGGGAGTCATGTGAATCAGTTGGCTGTCATTACCCCGTCCTTGGGACTGGACAGCGCGTGCAATTGGGTGTAGGTTATTCATAGCTGTATTTTAGTATGGTAAAGTACAAATGGGAAGCGGGGGTCATCCTACTTTCCAGTTAGTCCCGTCAGAGTACACGGGGACCGCTACACCCCCACTACCTACAACGGTGGACCCAAAAGAAGATCCAGCTGAGTCGGACACAAAAGACCTAGCCCCTACCCCAGAAGTAGAAGCACTTGGAAGTGTGGCTACCGTAAACACTGTAGTTGGTGGAATTACTGAGGCAGACGTACTTAACTGGCTTAGGTTGCTATCAATCTGATTAAAATACAAACGCAGGATGTTGTTTACCTGATCCTGATACTGTTGGCTATATTCAGGCGCAGCGACGGGTAAGCGCGGGGAGGCCGACCGGGTGAGCGCAAAGTCCGATGTAATAATACTAGCCATTACCGCCTGCCGTCAGGTTTGATGTCCAACCGTGGAGCGCCTAACTGCCAAGTTGTGCCAAGCGCAGTAGACTCAATCTTCATTGCAATTTGGCGACCACGAACTCGGAGGTTCACCTGCTCAGTAAACTGCTCAATGGGAACTGTGTTTGTGCGAGACACATTAGCAGAGCTAATCCCCCCAACAGAGGCGGGGGTGTTGTAACCGGAGCCAGAGTTCTGCATAGGCAACAGGGAGAAGTTAGCCACCGGAGTCCCAGATGTGGAGCCTCGGAAAGTCAAGTCAGGCAGTAAGCGCCAGACAAACCCGAAGTTATGCCCGTCGTCAAGATCGAATTCAGAAGATGTTATATAGGCTTCAATCGGGGCTAACGCGCCTGCTTCGCCATCATCTACGCCAGTTTCCTGAGAGGTTAGGATGCTGTTTGGCGTGGCCGCAATTGGAACAGCGCTCAAGCCACTATCCAACCATGCCGTGCGCCCCATTGTGCCGTAGTACCAAACGTCTTCTACGTAGTTGTAGACCGCATAGCGGTTGGAGTACTTAACACCGTTGGGCCACGGTTGTGTTTCAGTAGAGCAGTAGAACCACCACACTTCGTTAAAGGCTTCGACCGTACTGGCAAACACCTGCGCGGACTGGTCACGATCCAGCGACAACGAAGCGTCAGCATTTTGAAAAATAAACTGCCGTAGGTCACAACGAAGCGTTTGCACGCGACCGTCGTATTTGTAGAACTTGTCCGTGCCCATCCAATAGGTTATGTTGTTGGCAGTGGCTGACGCATTAGGCGACATGATAGAGATGTTCTCACCAACAATCTGAGCGCCCCACACAAACGGGGGGCCAAGGTACTGTAACGAATATAACGCCGCATCAGTCCAGACCAATATCTCTTGGCGAGTTTGACGGGCCGTAATAATGCTTGAGCCAATAGACAGTCTCAAGTCACCTGCTTGGTTAGTAATTGCTGGCGTCCAGTTGGTTACGTCTTCTTGGTCCGACCAACGAACTAACATGGGGTCTATTACGGTCTGACCCAAAGCATTTACACCTAAACACAGTACAAAGCGCGACACATCGGACACAATGATGTTGTTTTGAAGAGTAGGTACGTCTGACCCAGTAATCGCTACGCCTCTAGTGTTAACGCCGTTTGTGGCATCCCAGTAGAAAAGGCCTCCACCTCGTGGGCCGTAGACTAGATCTTCACCAAAGTTTTGGTGGTTCCAGATACGTAGTGCTTCAAGGCTGCCGGAAGCGCCATTACTCCAAGTACCAAAACCAAATTCACCTGCGCCCCAGCCAATAACCGGTTGCTCAACCGGCGGCCCAATCGTTAGCTGGTATGCGCCCACAACGGAAGCGCCGCCATCACCTGTATCTGAGGCGTTAGCAGCAACGGCAGAAGTTACTGTGTAGTTGTCGTCGTTGATGAAACTTGTAACTTCGTATACGGTATTCAAGACCTCGGCAGTAATCACCCCGCCAAGGCTTACGGCCCCACTAAATGTGACGAAGTCGCCAACACCCACACCATTACCTACATCCGTCACTGTAATAGTGGTAGACCCGTCAGTTATGTCAAAGGTAACATCCCCAGCCGCAGTAGTCTCTCGAATTGGCGTAATGTCGTAAAAAACGGTACCAAGCTCTAGATAGTACTTGAGGTTAGTGCCCACCCCTAAAAGGCTCTGATTGCTAAGAGTCACCCACCGAAGGAGCGAGCGGCAAATGCCTAAAAATGTAGGAGCGTTGTACTGCACCCACCCACCGATCTTCTCAGGCGTTCCTTGGCGGAAGCGGATTTTATCGCACTCGTACCAACCCCCCTCATTCGTGTACCGAGTGTTCTCCCGGTTGACCCCGGGCTTCAGCAGTAATTTTTTAAGGGGCATAGTGTACTCTTATGCAACAAGTCCGAGTAAGTATACAGTTTTACCGTCTTTTTTAGTAGCGGTAAGCGCCTGCTTCTTGTTATCGCTGGGGTTGTAGCTGACATGCACCCAACCTGAATCCGGGATGCCGGGCGTGTAGAACTCAAGAATTACTTGGCGGAACTCAAGGTTCTTAACCACCCACTCAGCAAGCGCCAGATTGTCAACACCCGGGACCTCTATGTCAGCGGCCATGCCTTTGCAGTGGTCAGACGTTGTGCTACCACCTATAGCGGAATTAAGCTCGGGCACGCGAAGGCCACTAGATATACGCACTACCATGCCAAAGTAATTACGCACCGGTTGCAGGACACACTCGCACAACGCAGTGAGGTTATCTAACTGTTCGGCGTCAGGGGTGTTGTCAATACCTTTTCGAGTTGCAGTCTGCGAGCGCGTTAGCTCTGTGAGGGAGAAGTTGGATGTTAGTTTCATAGGGAGTCCGTAATTTTAGGTTTAATTTCAATACAAGACATTCGGTATGCCGATGGCTTCCCGCTGGCTTTTAGCTGTGCCTCGGCTTTATTGTTCTGAGCGGCACACTGCGCAACAGAGATGGATATATCCCCTGAGTAAAAGTCGCACTCGCCACTACTTAAACAGACAAACAATACGGGTAGCCAGACGGACATAGTAGTACTCCAAGTTATTTCACAGCGGACCTCAACTGATCGCCCTTGTCCTTGCTCCCCACGCTGGAGCCAAAGTAGTATGACAAGATTTGTGTTACGGCAGCGGACAGTACCCCAAGAATGTAGATCAGGATGTCTTTGGCTTCGGGCTTTACTTCTACAAAGATGAGAACTGCGAACAGCAGGAACGACAGGCCTATAACGCCCAAAGCTAGCGCTGGTGTAACAATTTTATTAAGCAGAGGCGCGTGCGTACTCGAAGCAATAGCCATTTCGCGCTCACGAGCGTTAGCTTTATCCGCAAGAATAGCTTTAAATTTTTCATGCTCTAGCTCCTCGATCTTGGCCTGCGCTGCGGGGTCCGTGGTAATTGCCCGCATGACGGCGTCTACTTCGTCTTTGACGCCAAGCTGTTTAGAAAGCGCACTAACTGCCATGCCAGCCAGAGGGCCACCAAGCGCAGTAGCAATGCCGGGCGCGAAGCCCTTAACCATCGCGATAAGATCATCCATTAGATACCTCGTCTAACTATAAACCAAATTAGTAGAGCAACCGCAAAGAACCCAGTGGCAACGCATATGGTAATCAGGATGCCGTTTATCCAGCCCCAAATAGCTTCCTTGCGTTTGAGCTTAGCCAAAATGACTGCCCGGTCGTCCGCTTCGCGTCTGCGTTTTGCGTCGGCCTGAAACTGGAGCCAACTGTCCCACTGACCCGGCTTGCCGTAGTAGATTAAAAGTTCTTTGAGTTCAATCTCATAGGCTTCAAACTTTTGCAGGGCCATCCATTCCTCCAAATCTGATTTGTTTCCGCCCTTCTCGTTGACCTTCTTTTGCAGGGAGGACTTGCTACTAAAATACTGCGTGAGTGCGCCTGCGGCATCAAGTATGTCGCCGGAGTTCTGGACGGCAGTTTTAATAACCGCAAAAGCAGCATTGGCGATAGCAAGTTCAGCGAGCATACTTTATGGTTGTACAGGCCACTCTACGGTGTAAGGAAATCCAGCTTGCGATGTAGCGGGTCGTGGTTAGGTAATAACACTGTGGCCTCTTGAGGTATCAGCCCCCAAGATTGCAGCACCTTAAAGGTGTGTGGGTTGCCCATTGCGTTGTGTAGCTTTGCTGGCGATGGCCGACCATTAGCAATAATCTCAGCTTGAATCTCACGCCCAATTACGTGCGTGAATTCGTTGGCGGCATTGGCCTCATACATTTGCTCGTCAGTGTAGCCTTTTATCCGAGTGGGCTCTGCAATGACGTAAAGCTCGGCAAGCAGGTTTTCCAAGCATTTTATTTCATCCCTGTTGAGCGCAAAGTTTATTTCTTGCTCCCGATGGAACGACTCCAGCTCAAGCAGTTCGGCTTGCTTTTCAAGAATTATGCAGTACCTTGCGTTGTTATCTTTTAAATCCTGCAAGTCCCACAGCTTCGCCTTGTACTTTAGCTCTGCCACTTCCTCCAGCACAGCAGCGCGTAAGCGCCCATCCAAGAAGCCATGCAGTGTCTGGATCTTCGCCCACACAGTTTCACCAATTACTTGGTAGCGGTAGTTAAATTCTGAATTTAGTTTTGACATTTTTATCCCCCAACTGAAGCAGCGGCGGGGCTATATCGAGCTGTTCCAACGCCTGTGGTGTCCGCAGAAACTACGCCTGTGTTGCTCACTAAGTTGGTCGTCGCCACGCCGCTGCTGCTGACGATGCCATATCCAAAAATAGCTTTGTCTGATCCGTAGCCAGCAGCAGCGAGGTTATACCGAGCTGTTCCAACACCGGTTACGTCGGCGCTAACTACGCCAGTGTTGCTGACAAGGTTGGTCATAGATAAGCTAACGCCCCCTGCGCTTCCATAGCCAAAGATAGCTTTGTCTGATCCGTAGCCAGCAGCGGCAAGAGAAAACCGAATTGTTCCAACGCCTGCGGTGTCCGTAGAAACTATGCCTGTATTGCTCACTAAGTTGGTCATTGAGACAGTCTGGTTGCCGGGTTGGGTGAATCCGTACCCAAAAATGGCTTTATCAGTGCCGTAACTAGCCGCAGCAGGGGAGCTCCTAGCTGTTCCAGTGCCGTTAACGTTAGCACTAACTACGCCAGTGTTTGAAACTAGGTTGTTTGTCGATACGCTGCTGGCGTTGTATCCATACCCAAAAATGGCTTTATCAGTGCCGTAACTAGCCGCAGCAAGGTCTCTCCTAGCTGTTCCAACGCCTGTGGTGTCAGTAGCAACCACGCCTTCGTTGCTTACTAAGTTAGTCATCGACACGTAGGAGCCTGATGAGCCATATCCGAAAATGGCTTTATCCCCACCGTAGCCAGCAGCAGCGAGCTGGTTCCGAGCTGTTCCAACGCCTGTGGTGTCCCCAGAAACTACGCCCGTTTTTGAAACTAGGTTGGTTATCGACGTGAAGGTGCCGCCGCTAACGTATCCGTATCCGAAAATAGCCTTACCCACGTATGACACGGCCTGAGTAATCAACATGGATATACCACCAACTATCATTTGACATCCCCAATAAGTTGTGTCGTTGCGCGGGTAGCTGATTCGATGCTGTAGGCTAGTACATCTACCGCTCCGCTCGTTGCAGTCAGTGTCGGAACAATACCGCCAGCGAATTTCCAGAACGTGTTGTACGCTAACGTTCGCGGCGTAGCCCCTTGGGTGATGGTGATAACACCAGACTGCCCTGCTACCGGGTTGCTAGGAAGTGATAAAGTTGTGTTCTCTGTTGTGGTGTGTGAGAAGTTGTTGTTGATGGCGAGGTCAACTGCGATAGCGTTTGAGGTAGATGTGAGTGCTGTTACTGTACCGATCTGCGCACCCGTAAAGGTGTTGGTGGTAAGAACCGGCAGTCTATTCCACACACCGCCATGAGCAAAGAACATCGCCCCATCAGCATGACTGTGAGCTACCGCCCCGTGTGATGTTGACGCGGCTGGAAAAGCCGCTTGATTAGCGTAGTAAAACGGAATCATGCTTCCGACTTGTGGGGCTGTAATCGCACCATCATCAGCAACAGTGACCAAGCTGTTTTGTACTAACTTGCCCGTTGTTGAGTCAAACCTTGTAATGGCATTGTCGGTGCTTGATGCTGGGCCTACGATGTCCCCCGTAGCTGTACCACTCACGTTTACAAAGTTAGTTCCATCAAAAGCTACAATAGCTTGGGTGCCTGCAACCACAGTAACACCTGTGCCCGTTACACCTTTAATGATAATTGACTGTGAGCTAGACGTTTTGTTAATAACAACATATGTCTTAGATTGCGCAGGGACTGTGATGGTTCGTGTTACCGTACCCCCCGCCGTCCAAAGGATAACTGCACGCTGGGCGCTTGTAGCTGTCAAGCCCGTACTGTTGTAGGTCCCTTCGGTAACGGTCAGCGTAACATCCCCATCCGCAGTAATTTCCAGCGTGCCCGCAACTGCGGCATCGATAACCTGAGAGATAGCGTTATTAACAGCGCCCCCCCATTGGCCGGACAGCGTGCCTGTACCCGGAAGAAGAAGTCCTATTAAGTTTGTCTTTGCCATTTAATGCTCCTACTGCGTAGAAATTGATGCCTAACCGAGCGAATTTACGTTATCAATACCGACCAGCCCGGTGTTTGCGAGGTATTGATATTTTGCCAGTTTGCGTCCTGTGTGTCATCTACATTTTCCCACAAGTTTCTTCCACCATTTGTTTCAGTTAATGTCATCGTTTCAGCGCGGGCTAACTGATATGCAGACGCACTATTAAGTACGTCTATAACACCCGCTGTATCAGATATGGCCTCGGTGTAATCCGTCTGGGCTGCAATGGTGTCCGCAACCGCCATCGCCTCGTTGATGGTCAGAAGCAGCGCAACTACCTGCGCTTCGGCTACAGCAATAGACTCAGCAACATCTCCTAAGAACAGCGCCACCGCCGTTGCCACATCTGTAATACCTACTGTATCAGACACCGCTTCGGTGTACCCTATCTGGGCTGCATTTGTGTCTACAACCACTTGGCTATCTAAAATATCCGCCGCGTAGTTCACTGTCGCTGTAACGGTGTCCACAACCGCTTGGCTGTCTGTAATATCCTGTACGCCCGTAGTTGCTGTAGTGGTGTCCGCAACCGCTTGGCTATCCGAAACACCTGCTGTGTAGTCTACTACTGCTGTAGTGGTGTCCGCAACCGCTTGGCTATCCGAAACACCCTGTTCGCCCACAGAGTTGCCTGTATTAGTGTCTGCAACCGCTTGACTGTCCGAAACACCTGCTGTGTAGTCCGTTATTGCTGCAAGGGTGTCTACAACCGCTTGACTGTCCAAAACACCTGCTGCGTATCCCGCTATCACTGCGTTTGCATCCGCAATAGATATTGTCTCAGCTATCGACCCATCAAACCCAGCACCCCCCGCTTGAGCCTCAGCAAGAGTAGAAGTCTCCGAAACGACGGCATCAAACCCAGCACCCCCCGCTTGAGCCTCAGCAAGAGTAGAAGTCTCCGAAACGACGGCATCAAAGTTAACAATGCCTTCAGAAGAGTCCGCAATAGCTACTGTCTCAACTACCGACCCAGCAAACCCAGCAACCACTGCTTGAGTCTCAGCAAGGGCCGTTGACTCCGACACTGCTGTATTAATTGTTAGCGCTACCGTTTGAGCATCTTGGATACCGTTAATACCACTCCAAGAAGAATCGCCCCAAGCCCCTAAACCCCAAGCCGTTTCGCTACTCAGGGACTCTGATATTGATACCGCTGCATCATTTACTACCTCTGCCGTCTGGACATCTTGGATACCGGTAGTACCACTCCAAGAAGAGTCGCCCCAAGCCCCTAAACCCCAAGCCGTTCCGTTAGTCAGGGACTCCTCAACGCTGACATTAAACCCAGTAATTGCTGCTTGAGTCTCAGCAATAGATACTGTCTCAGCTACCGCCCCAACAAACCCATTAAACCCTACTTGAGTTTCGGCAAGAGTGGAAGTCTCCGCAACGCTGGCAACAAAGTTAACAACGCCTTCAGAAGAGTCCGCAAGGGCAGCAGTTTCCGCAACGCTAACAACAGCGTCAGCAAGGCCTTCAGACGCAAACGGCTGCTCGGATAGTGCGTAAAAACCTAGCATTTTTTAGACCATGTTAAAGTTGCTGAGTCATGTTTTTGTCACTTGATACCCATTGCTTGTCTAATCTTAGTAGCAGATATAGCGTGGGTGGTGTCATCAAAAACCTCTTGCTCTATCTTGTAGCCAACGTCCCGACCGTAAGTAATGTTTACAACGTTAGGAACTAGCTGGATCTCGTACTGGCCCTGATACATAGGATCAAGGTCACGGATTATTAAGTCTTTGACTTGGTTAGCAGCAAACGGGTTTGAGCCATTCCAGCCCTGACAGTCACGAATCTGAATAACTACTTGCCCAGTCTTAGCAATGGCTCTGTCAAATAAAGCACGATGCCCCGCGTGCCACGGCTGCCAGCGACCAAGCATCTGGACTGTTTCTTTTTTCCAGTCAAACACAGGACGGCGACGGTTTTCTAAGATGTGCGAACCAATAAACTCGGCCCACTTGTCGGCGTTTTGCTCCGTTACTCTAAAGTCATATTGCGCAGGCGGAACAAACGCTTTGTTGGTGTCGTCAAATCGGCCCTGATCTATAGCGTCAACCCAGATAGTCCAGTCGGCTTTAAAGTTGTTACGCATCTCAACCAGCGGGGCTACAAAGTCACATATAACAAAATCACTTGATGACTGTAATGCACACTCCGCCATACGCAATGATTGACGAATACGGCCCTCCCTAGAGAAGTCCCAATCGTCATATTGCTTGCGTAATTCGTCCGCGTTAAACCAATCTACTTTGGCGCTTTCTTCAAGGTACTTTTTTAATGCTTCCGCTAAGAAAGTTTTACCTGCGCCGGGCAGACCCATGATTAATATTTTTTTCATTGTTAACGTCCTAAATTAATCTTGTTCCACGCTCTTTCATGCAGCCAATACAAACCCACCTTGGTCACAATTTCTGTAAGCGCAATCCCAGTTGCTAGTGCAAGCTCACCAGTAATTATCCAGCTAATGATAAAAGTATCCGCCGTGCCTGTAACGCGCCAACTTACCGCCTTGGCTAAACTGCGGTAAGGGCTATCGCCAACATTTTCCATACTCAACCTTTAACCTTGTAGATCGATTTAACTGCAAACGATGGTGCTGGTGTGCGCCAGAATTCCTTGCCTGAGTATTTTTCCCACACTGATTGGGGCAGGATGGATGGGCGCTCTTGCCAAGTCACCTCTTTCCTGACTGTGTGCAAGCTCTTCATGTTAAGCGCTTTGTCGTAAACCTCGTTGTCGTACTCAACGTTCTTGAAGTCGTGGTCAAAGTACTGTTTGCCAATAAAATCATACAGTTCCCGCATCACGCTTTCGGGCTGTTTGCACAGCGACTCATACTCAACCAGCATAATCATATCTGGGTTTAAAAGCAAACCCTCTTCTAAGAAATAATAGGGCTTGACTACCTGCCCTTCTTTTTTTACATCCATCAGCGCATCGCACCGGGTTGTAACCGTCTGGCTTGCTTCATCATCTGTCAAGCGGGCATTCCACAAACCGTTTTTAGCCGAAATGCGCTCAAAGCTGTCTAATATCCAAGGCAGGTCACGCACACAACAAACAATTTTGGTCTGTGGGTACAGGGTCTTTAGCAGGGATGTTTTAGCTGTCCACCCCCTGCTGGTGTCAAACACTGTGCTTGGCATGACCGCTTTGTAGTAGGCCTCAAATACGTCTTTCAGTATTTGTTTACGGCGGTCTTCATCAATCAGGTGGTTGCTCTCGCTGTTTGTAATGACGTTGATGGTAGATGCCACCAAGCCCTGCACAGGCGATGAGATGTCTGCGTAGAACTCTGGGTTCTGGCGCAGAATGGCTGACAGCAGGGTTGAACCTGACCGTGGCAGTCCTGATATGAAAAAGAACTCTTTCATGCAGGTGTTGCTAATACAACCCAATTAACCGTAGCCTCATCCCACTGGTAGCGAGTATCGCCACCGTTTATGACGGCATTGGCTGGTCGGGCAACAGGCGCTGCCCATGTCATCGTGTCCAAGTAGCCGACCCATGATGGGTAGGGCTTGGTGGCTTCGTGTTCGGTAACACGGCGCTCATTCCACTCAGTCTCAGTTAAGACTTCCAACATACCAGCAACGTTTAGGTCTGCATCACTATCGCAAGTGGCGTAGTACTTGGGCGCTCTCAAATATGTGCCGTCTGCTGACGTATCAACAGGCCATGTGGACTTGTCTTGCCACACAATTTGCAAGCCTTTGATGGCTGGCATGGATGGCCCTGTGCGTTGGGGTTCGGATGTACAGACTACTTTAGTCACTGCGTCTACTTCGGTTACTACAATGTGCATTTTATGCTCCTTATAAAATTAAACTGCGACTCTGCGAATGGCACGGACACGGTATGAACCGACCTTACCGTAACCGTTCTGAAAGCCGTTAGCTGTGCCCTGAGCAAGTCCGTACCCCGCAGAAAACTCAGTACTAGACCAGTAACTAGCAGTAACGAACGCTTCCGAACCTCCAGATTGAAATACAGCCGCTGATGTTTGTGCTGGGTTTCCAGACGTATAGTTAGATGCTCTCGCAGGCACTGCGTTGGGGTTTATGCCAGAGCTAGTATTGTTGTTACCAGTTGTTGGCTTTAAATTAAAGTAACAGACTTCCAACTCATTCTTAGCTGGCATGTGCCAGTCAGTTTGACCAGCAGTGGACAAGTCATTGCAAAAGTGCGCCGCAGGATAAACCGTAGCGCTACCATCAGCCACCATGTCTGCTGTGTTTTGAGGGCCATCAATGTCGCTGTCTGCGCCTGTTGTTGCTGTCATTGCATTTTTCCACTGCAATGTGCTTTGAGCAGAGGCCACAGGGCCGACAATAATATAGTGTGTAGCAACACCACCAACTCCAATTTGACCAGCATAAAAACCGCCTCCATAGGCTTGTCCAATTACTGTTGGCAGCGCTACATTCCCAACAACAGGCCACAGCCCTTGCTCCTGCCAATAGGCGGCTTGGCTAAGTGTCCACACACCTGACGCAGCGCTGGTTTCATACGGGCCTGCTGGAGCTACAGGGGTCTTGGTGATGAGGCCGCCGGGATATTTTTTGCTCATATATGTCCTTAAACTGGGATTCGGCGGACGGCTCGAACACGGTATGCACTGCCCTTATAGATGCCGAACTGATTGCCGTTATTAAAGCTCGTTCCCCATGCGGTCGTGGCAGCAAACTCAGTACTAGTCCAATAAAGGCTCGTTGCGAAATCTTGTGTGCCTGTGTTTTTAAAAGCAGTAACAGAAGTTTGTGCTGGTGTTCCAGCCGTGTAATTACTGCCACGACTTGGAACGGCGTTGGTGTTAGTGCCTGAATTAGTATTGTTTTGTGTTGTTGAGGGTTTTAAATTGTAGTAACAAACGTCAAGTTCGTTCTTAGCGGGCATGTACCAATCGCTATACCCACCAATAGTCAAACCATTACAAAAGTGGGCAGCGGGGTAAACGTTTGCAGCGCCAGCAGCCACCATATCTGCTGTATTTTGTGGGCCGTCTATAAGACTGTCTGCACCGGGAGTAGCTGATGCTCCATTACCCTTGTATGTTTTGCTTGAATTTTCAGCAGAAGCAACTGGGCCGACAATAATATAGTGCGTAGCAGTGCCTGACACACCAATTTGACCAGCGTAGTAGCCGCCGCCATAGGATTGTCCAATTACTGTCGGGCCGGGGTTAGCAGGTGTTACAGAATTGCTTGCGGCACTTGGAGAGCTGACGCCTGATGCACCCGTTGCGGTTATTGTGAACGTATAAGCTGTGCCGTTGGTCAAGCCGGTGACAATAATTGGTGATGATGCGCCAGTGCCAGTTACACCGCCGGGGCTTGAAGTTACCGTATACCCTGTAACACCAGCAGGGACACCGGTGAATGCTGGAGCTGTAAAGGCCACAGAAGCCTGCGTCGCGCTGCCCGTAGCAACAACACTTGTGGGCGCATCTGGGGGGGCCGTCCAAGTGCCTGCCGCTACAGCCTGCATCTGAGCTGTTAAAGTAAAAGTACCTGAATAACTTGGCATATTTTTTCCTTAAACCGCGACTCGGCGAACGGCACGAACACGGCGCGAAAGGCTCTTAGCTTCGGCGTACTGACCGCCGTAAGTGAATCTCTGTCGGAATGCGGTCGTAGCAGACGCCTCGGTACTAGACCAATAAGCGAGATTCCCTTCGAAATTTTCTGAGCCTGTGCTTTGAAAATTAGTAGCAGAAGTTTGTGGTGGTGTTCCAGCGGTGTAATTACTACCACGACTAGGAACGGCGTTGGTGTTACCTCCCCATGTTGTGCTGTTACTTGTTGTAGTGGGTTTTAAGTTGTAGTAACAAACTTCCAACTCATGTCTAGCTGGCATATACCAGTCGCTAAACCCACCACTAGTCACACCATTGCAGAAGTGAGCACACGGGTAAGCAGTAGAGTTACCATCAGCCACCATGTCTGCCGTATTTTGTGGGCCGTCTATAAGACTGTCTGCGCCGGGAGTGACGGTTTGTGCGTTTTTCCAGAATATGTTTGTAGTTTCAGCAGTTGCCATTGGGCCAACTACTAAATTGTAGTCAGCAACACCATTCCCAGCAGTTGAGATTTGACCAGCAAAAAAACCACCTTCATATGCATCCCCGACAGTTGGTAGTTGCACCTCAGGTATTACAGAGTTACTTGCCGCACTTGCCGCACTTGGCCCATATGAGTTAATTGCTGCCACTGTCGTAGTATAAGCATCTCCGTTTGTGAGGCTCGTAACTACAATAGGGGAAGAGGCCCCCGACACGCCAGTCAAAGTGCCATCAGATGTTTTACGTGCTGTAGCAAGGTAGCTTGTGATTGCGCTGCCGCCCACGACAGCAGGTGCTGTGAAAGTTACAGACAGCTCTGCACCGCCTTCCGTAGCCGTCCCAATCGTAGGCGCGTCAGGGTTCTTCAGTGGGTCAAAGCTGGGACGTATAAAGCCCGATGGAGACCGCATACTCATAGTGCGCTCCTTTTAGCTTGAACTAATTACTTCGTAGCTTATCGTGTAGCTAATCTTGCTCGCCGCACTGCTGGTCACCACAATGGACTTGTCTTCTTCAAGATAGATCGCAGTTGTCTTGTCAGCAACGATCAGAGACGCATCCGCAGGGACAGACACCGTTGACACGACTGCGTGGCTTGTACCACTACCAGCCGCTGCTGTATTGATTGCTACAGTAACGCCAACGGCATTTGTGCCGTCCACGTTGGCCGCAACAATCTGGTTAATCTTCAGCACTGTGCCACTGGATGCGGCATTAGCTAATAAGACGTTAACAGCCGTGTCTGCTGGTATTAGATACGCGGTCTTGCCATATATGCTGGTGACCGCTACGATGTTTGGGTTTGCCATAATTAGTCCTTAGAATCCGAAAACAATTGCCATTGCAATGGCCTTGCCAGTTGTAAAGGCGGGTGCTGGGGTGGTAAAAGACAACGTGCCGCCGCCATTGGTTTTCAATAATTGATCCGCTGTGCCGTCTGTTGTAGGTAGTGTAAACGTTCCAACAAAGGATGTGAGGTTGCTGTCGTAGGCTTGTACGTTTACGCCAATGTCGGCATCGACCAGAATTGTGGCATCGTAGCCTTGGACTGAAACTCCTATGTCCGCGTCTACAACAATAGTGGCATCGTAGGCTTGTACGTTTACGCCAATGTCGGCATCGACCAGAATTGTGGCGTCGAACGCTTGGACTGAAACCCCTATGTCTGCATCGGTCACAATGTCTGAGGAGTTGACCTGCGAGCCGGTAGGCAGGTTTACAGTGTCGCCCGATACTAATTCACCAAGCGAGGTCACATCCGCGCCGGTGTAAATGCTTTTAACTACCTTAACTATTGCCATAATGGGTCACCTTAGGATATGAGAGCGATGTTTTTAGACGCGCCAGTGTTGTCAAAGAATGGCAGAAAAGAACCGTCTACGAGATCAATTTCATTCAGTACCCCGGTGCTTTTGTAGAACGGGAACTTGCCAGTCAAATACCCAGCATCATTTGTCAGCTCCGAAACATTGTCGGCGGGCTGAAGGGCGGTTGAGGCTATGTTGGCGGGGTAAGTGACAAAAACACTCTTGGTCCCAACGCTAAAACTTACCTTAGCGCCAGAGTTAGAGCTTGTGTAGATTGTGGTTCTAGCAAGTGTAAGGCCGTCACTAGACAAAGTGCCGACCCCTACCTCCCACTCTGTACCACCAACGGCTGCGTAATACGTGGTGTTGTTCGCGGCTACGCCAGCGGAAAAAGACTGAAAGCCTGTTTCCGCTCCGTCTAGAGCAAAGTCGGTAGTGCCAGTGGTTGCACTAGTTTCTTTTACTCTGTCATTTAAAATTAAAGCCATCGTCTACCTTCCGAACCACACCCATTCTCGGAAATGGCTCTAAATTTATTAGTTTTGTATACGCAGCGGCGATGTTACATCTACTGTCAAACTTAGGTCAATGTTAGTGTGTACGTAACCGCAATTGAATCACCACTGACCACAGCTTTTGAACTGGAAAAATCACCAGCCGAAAGTAATGTCCCTGTGGTGTTGTCTATCGCAGAGGTCCCGCCAATGTTAATAAAACAACCGGCCACTGTACCTGTTGAGGTAATTGCAAATGAAGAGGCCGTAGCCGTTGCTTTTGCGCCAGCCGAAGCAGCACTAAACGAAGGTGTTTTGCGAGTTCCAGAGTATGTGGGGGCGTTAGCCAGTCCAACCTCTAGCCAGCTTCCGTGTGAGGCTTGGGTGTCAGCGGCAATTGCGGTGCCTGCGCCCTTGAGACCCATAACAACTGCACCAGCGGCTGAGTTGCCCAAAATGGTATTGAGAGTCAGGTTCTGACCAACAGTTGTTACCAAGTTGTGAATAGGCTCTTCCCACTTGACGTTGCCGTTGGCGTCGTAACAAACCACGTTATAGTAGCCGTTAATAGCCATCGCATCTTCAGGCGTGGTGTTGTACTTTGTAGCTGCCGCCATACGGTCAACGGTGTTTAATTTATCTGTGCTCATGAGAGATTCCTTAGTTAGAAGAACGAATTAACGCCGCCGTTGCGCTGTTAGCTGGCATTGTGATAGTGAGGTTAGCGGATGTTTTATCAGAACCGAAGTCCAAAACCGCAACAGATTTATTACCTTGGCTAGCATTATAAATCAAGGCGCACCGAGCAGCAACAGCGGCGTTAAACACAACGTTATCAAAATTAACATAGGCCGTGTAGCCTGAACTGCCAATAGTGATGCCCGTCATCTGAACGCCGCCCGCCACATACCCCGTACCTGTTACTTCTTCCGTAGCCGTGTAAACAGTTGTTCCCGCGTTCAAATCCGCGTTAACTGTGTACAGGGCAATCTTAATTGTATCCAAAAGCAAATTATGGACGCCCTCATACAGCTCCGCTTTAAAGCTCGTTGTCTGTGTTTGGTTAAGCGTGCTCATGTAACAGGCATCCGGTATTGCCCATTACGGTAGGCATCTCGGCGTTGCTTGCCGTCACCCAACTGCTTGAGTAAGCCAAGGGACTGTGTGTATAGCTTCTCATACACCACGAAGTCAGCCTGCTCAGCCTTCATGTAGCGGAGTGCTTCAATTAACGCGCCGTTAAGTAGTGCGCTGTCAAAGTTATTGCCCAACCACGAAGTACCTGCGGTAACAATAGACTCTGGATAGTAGTAATAGTTCAGCTCAGCGTTGTAGTTAGCGTCTGGTGTGGGGCCAATAATAAACGACAGCTCGTTAACGTTGGCTGACTGGGGGCCAAAGATTGCGTAATACTTGGGCTGCCCCGTTGTTGCTTGGTTGGGGTACGCCTCACGTATGAAGTTCTCGTCTTTGTTTACCAAGTACACAAAGTCCCCCGTCCCGGAGGCAGGGTACACAGCAAGGCTGTACGAAGACAAAAAGTCCGTTGGGCAAGACAAGTATGGGTTAGCTGTCGTCAACACGCCGTTCACGTTCTTACTCAGATTAGCGACCTGCACGGCGTTGTAGATCTTCTGCTCCGCCTGCTTCGTGAACATAGCCAAAGTGACATCATCGAACGTGTTTTCGGTGATGTTCTGTATTTGGGTTTTTAACTCAGCGTAGTCCATATCTACCTCTTAGGCCATTGGGCCCCGTGCCATCGTGCCTTTGGTAGCCGCGCCGGTACCACGGATTTTTATGCCCGTTGTTTTAATATCAGTTTCTGGATAGCCAGCAGTCTTGGGAACTGGAACTGATTTTGGTTGCGTGAAAACGCTTTTAGCTGCTTTTTTCATTCTATCTCCTTTAAGATACGGTAACTGTACCAGTAAATGTAGTTGCCACCAAATAATTTGGTGTCAGTACGTCGTCAAAAAACCTAGCCCCGCCAACTGGACTCCAACCCCACTGAATACCCCGAGAGCTG